CCTATGACAATGAACCGCCTGTAGGATTGCGCCCTGAGCCGTTAGCTTTGCCAGAACCTAAACAGTCTGCAATCAGATTTTTGTCATGAGGAGGGCAGGAAATGGAAGAATTGATTGAATGGCTATTGTGGCATGAGAGAGTGAATATTGAGATGATGTCGTCTGATGAAGAAAAATCTGATTTCGAAATATATTTAGAGGACGAGAACAGGAAAATTTCACTTATCAAAGAATACCTAACCGACTATGAAAAACTAGCTAAGGATTATCGTGATGTAGTCTCTGAAAATAAGCTGTTAAAGGTTGAGAAGATGGCGCTAGAAGGCAGGTATATTTATGAGGATATGCGGATGAAGTACCGTGCGAATCGGAGGAAGTGGGGTGCTAGGTATGTCTGAAGATTTTAGAATACTACCTCATGATTTAGTTGCAGAACAGTCTGTTCTTGGAGCGGTATTTATAGCACCTGACACAATCATTTCGCTGGCAGATGAATTGGTCCCTGATGATTTTTATAAACCAGCCAACAAGATTGTATTTAAGACCATGTTGTCATTGCTTGAAAAAGGTGAGCCAATCGATGCTACGACAATGGTTTCTGCTCTTACCAATCAAGGGCAGATTAAAGAAATTGGTGGCTTAAACTATGTTGTCGAGTTAGTGAACTCAACTCCAACGTCAAAGAATGTGGAGCATTACGCAAAGCTTGTTAAAGAAAAGTCATCTCTAAGAAGAGTAATTGCTGATTTGTCGGATTCACTTTCTAGTGCCTATCAAGGCGATGTATCAATCAGTGACATCATCGCACAGACCGAAAAGTCTATGCTTGACATCAGCAATCAGAATACAGGTACAGGATTCCGCAATGTGGCTGATATCCTAGATATACATATGCAGATAGTCGAGACTCGCTCGCAGACAGATGGATTCGTGACTGGTCTGTCTACTGGCTTTGTCGGATTGGATAAGATTACAACAGGCCTTCATGAAGGGAATCTTATCATTCTTGCTGCTCGTCCTGCTATGGGTAAGACGGCGCTAGCTTTGAACATTGCAAAGCATGTGGCTGTACAGGAACATAAACCTGCTGTTATCTTTTCACTCGAAATGGGAGCAGAGGAATTGATTGAGCGCATGGTGGCATCTGAGGGGATGGTTCCAGGTTATCATCTGAAGACTGGAAATCTTAGTACTGATGAGTGGAAAAGGCTTGTACAGGCGCAAAGCAATCTCTATGATACGCCTATTTTTGTGGATGACACGGCTGGTATTCGGATTTCAGAGATACGGTCAAAAGCTAGGAAATTATCTCAAGAAATGGGTGGTCTAGGAATTATCATCATTGACTACTTGCAGTTGATTACTGGTTCAAAAGGTGAGAATCGTCAGCAGATTGTTTCTGAAATTTCAAGGGAATTGAAGATACTAGCAAAGGATTTGAGGGTTCCTGTCATAGCCTTATCACAGTTGAGTCGGTCGGTTGAGCAGAGACAGGATAAGCGCCCAATGTTATCAGATTTGCGAGAATCTGGTTCGATTGAGCAAGATGCAGACATTGTAGCTTTCTTGTATCGTGAGGCCTATTATCAGAAGGAACAGGCAGACAGTCAAGAAGCGAATAATGTGACTGAGCTGATCCTGGAAAAAAATCGGCATGGCAATCTCGGTACAGTGAAGTTGTATTTTCACAAAGAATACACAAAATTTTCAAGTGTGGAGGAGTAGATGGCAGAAAGAAGAATGGTCAGTAAGACCATAATGCAAACACAAAAATTTTTAAGACTACCGCTTGAAACTCAAGCTTTGTATGTTCATTTGGTTATCAATTCCGATGATGACGGAATCGTTGAAGCATTTCCAGTTGTTCGAATGATTGGCGCTAGCGAGGATAGCTTAGGCTTATTAGTTATCAAGCAGTTCATAAAACCGCTTAATCAGGACATGGTTTATTTCATTACGGATTTTAATGAACAAAATAAAATCAGACCAGACAGGCACAAACCTAGTATACACAGAGATTTAGCTATTCAACAACTCGGATTGGAAGTTGATGGAAGTAGATTGGTTGAGCCTGGAAAGGTGGTTTTAGAAATAAAAGAAGAATGTCAGACGGTTGACGGACAAGTGACAGACAAATGTCCGCATAGTATAGGTAAGGATAGTATAGGTAAGGATAGTATAGATAATATTCCTTACAAAGAAATTATTGATTACCTAAACTCAAAAACCGGAAAGAATTATAGAGCCAATATCCAAAAAAATAAAGCCTTAATTAAAGCAAGATGGTCAGAAGGTTATCAACTAGATGATTTTAAACAAGTAATTGATAATATGGTTAAAAATTGGCATGGAACTGAATATGCCAAATATCTCAGGCCAGAAACTCTTTTTGGAACAAAGTTCGATGGTTATTTAAATCAAGGAAATGTTGCTAAGCGTGAAAAGAAAACAGACGAAAGGCTAGGATTTTAGATGAAACAGTTTAAACAATTCAAAACTAGAACAGTTCTTGATGATGTTTGTGAAATCCATGGATGCCATCTTTGGTCTGTTAAAATTCCTGTCAAGGGCAAGGTTGAGGAAATCAGTCAATGTCCTGAGTGCGAGAAAGAGAATATCCGACGCTTTGAAAAGCAACTAAATATGGAATCTGAGGTTAAAAGCAAGCTATCGGATACTTACGAAGTCTTTGCTCGTGACAGCATTGTTTCAAGTAAGCTTGCCAGCAAGTCACTACATGACTATGAGATTCAGGTTGATATTGATGAAAATGCTATGAATTTCGTGAAGCGGTTGGAACGCTACTATGCCAAGGGTGAGACTGGGAATGCTATCATCACTGGCCCGTCTGGTGTTGGTAAGAGTCATCTTACTTATGGATTGGCTAGGTTTCTCAATGAGCAATTTAAGTCTTATGATGAACCGAAAAGTGTGCTATTCGTTTCAGTTGTGACTTTGTTTGATAAGATTCGTGAAAGTTTTGAGTTTGACAATGGATTTTCAGAAGCTAAGATGGTCAAGCTATTGTCTGAGGTTGATTTCCTCTTCTTGGATGACCTTGGGAAAGAGAGTCGTAAGGCTGACAAGAAGCGGAACGAGTGGGCGCATCAGATACTGTTCAAGATCCTAGATAATCGGACCAATACGATTATCAACACGAATTTGAGTAGCGAAGAGATTAAAGAACTTTACTCGGACGATTTCGGGAATGGTGCTTTATCAAGTAGAATTTTCGAGGGAGCAACTGGCAGGTGCTTTGTGTACCCGTCTGGGATGAAGGATAGGAGGTATTGATGAGAGAGTTTTTTAACAACGATTGTATGGACATCATGAAACAATATCCTGATGATTACTTCGACCTAGCTATTGTTGATCCACCTTATTTTTCTGGTCCAGAAAAAAGAGAATACTATGGTCGAAAAGTTAGTCCGATTGGTGTCAATAGACTGTATGGCAAAACCTCAGAGTGGCAAATTCCAAATAGAGATTATTTTGATGAACTTTTCAGGGTATCTAAAAATCAAATTATTTGGGGTGTGAACTACTTCGACTATTCTTTTGGTTCTGGCCGTATCGTTTGGGACAAAGTTAATGGTCATTCAAGTTTTTCAGATTGTGAGATAGCATACTGCAGCTTACATGATAGTACACGGCTGTTTCGCTATATGTGGAATGGTATGATGCAAGGCAAGTCAATATCTGAAGGCCATATTCAGCAAGGAAATAAGGTATTGAATGAGGTTAGAATCCATCCGACTCAAAAACCAATTAATCTTTATCTTTGGTTGCTACAAAACTATGCAAAAGACGGAGATAAGATTCTTGATACTCATGTCGGTTCAGCAAGTAGTTTGATCGCTTGTCAAGAATTAGGTTTTGAGTATGTAGGCTGTGAGTTAGACGGATACATCTTCAACCTTGCTAAACAGAGGCTTGATGCTTATGAGAAGCAGTTGAAGTTATTTTAGGAGGTATTGATCATTAAAAAAATGACAGTTTGGGCGCTTTTTGATAGTGGAAATGGTTCTTACTTCAATGGCGCTAACTCTCTGAATAGTTCGGGGGGGGCGAATATTGAAATCTATTCAATCGGAATGGATATAGAAAACAAGAACAATCATTTCATGAATCTGGACCTTGCTGATTACAAACGTTTATTTGGTGACAATACGCTCTTTGGTGAGTTAGACAAATTACCAAAACCTGACTTGATTATTGCTAGTCCACCATGCGAGTCCTGGTCAAATGCCTCTGCCATGGAAAATGGGAATGCGTGTTGGAAACGCAATGATGTGTCTGATAGCTTGTTCGCTCCACAAGTAAGACCTTCACCATTCACGATCAGGGCAAATCAGGATTACGAGTCAGCCTATATAAATTATCAGTACGACAGACAATTTTTAAAAAGGATCAATGGGGAGCTAACAGCTTTCAACACAATAGAAATCATAAAAAGATATAGACCACAATTTTGGGTTATTGAGAATCCAGCAGCTGATAGACTGTGGCCATACATTGAGGATATTATTGGATTCAGAATTCCATACAAAAACCTAGCTAGATACAATAATTATGATTATCCTTTACAAAAACGGACGATTTTTGGAAGCAATATTGAACTTAATCTTAAAAATAAAATTATCAAGCAGGATATCGAGTGGAAAAACTTCTCAAAATCATACAACGAGAGATCTAATATACCTGAAAAATTGGTGTCAGAAATATTCAAAAAAATTTACAAGGAGTTTAGTAAAGATGATTGAACTCTATTTCATTTACAACGGTCACCGCAAGATACTCATTGGGAGTTTCGGCCACATACATAGCGCAATCAATGAACTAAAGAAACATCAGGCTAGTTATTCAGCAATCAGTCATCCACGATTTCGGAAAAGCATGAGTGGTGAGAACATCAGGATTGACTAGGGAGCAGCTGATTGCTATTACTTAGCAACAAAATCAACGTGTCGCGAACCACGTTAAAAGCGAGCTAGAATATCCGTCAGACTTGGAAGAATGACGTATCAAGAATTTGCTAGCTCTTGTGTCTTTGAGCCATGAGGGACAAGAGCTGGATTTTTAAAAAAAGAAATCAAAGCAGATGAGATATTATCTGGTCTAATTACAGAAACCATCCAGAATAGAATCGAAATGCTGGAACAAGAACTTGTTGAATTAGGAGTAGAAATGGAGGAGTTGGAGAATGAACATACAGAGATTGATTGATAAGTACGAGGGTAAGCGAAATAAAAATTTAAGCTTTGAGTTATTACAGGCATACATCGACTTTATCCGTGATTTAGAACAACTAGACGAACCAAAACCAGTCAAAATTCCGCAGTTTGTGGCGGAAAAAATTGATTATTTCAAGAAAACTGGTGACTGGGATTTATTTCAAGCAATGGATTATTTGTTTGGAATAAAAGAAATTAGGGAATGGCTTGAGGATAAAAACAACCAAGAAACCTTCGCTCGAGCATGGCTTGACGGCTACGAGGTCGAGAAAGAGAAGCGGTATACAGTAGTGATGAAAGAGACAAAACAACCGCTATATTATAATGCTATGGATAAGAAACTATTCTTCTCTCTGGGTGGCCTAGCTACAAAATTTACCCGCAAAGAACTAGAAGACGCAGGCTTCGGCTGGGTGTTTGATTGTGAGGGGATTGAGATTGAGG